AGAAGGTCTTCACGCGCTCGGACAGCTTGCGGATCATCGCCTCGTCCCGGTAGGCGCGCTTCACGAACAGTGGCATGCCCGGCCAGTAGCAGATGAAGTCGATCCACTCGCGCTCCGATACCCACAGGCCGCCCTGGCACTGGGCGATGTGCTCTTTCGGGATCTCGCCGCCCAGAATCACGTCGACCTGTAGCTTCGGCAGCTTGGTCTTGATCTCGGTGAGGCCCTTGTCGCCTACCAGGGCGTCTGGCGAGTAGCCGATACCGTGATTGAGGATGATCCCGACCTCGGTCGTTTCGACCTCTTCGCTGTCGCGGTAGAGGTTGCGAGCAACGCCTTCCAGCTCATGGCCGCGCTCTGTATGCCGGTTGCCGCTGAACGGATCGGCCGCTTCGCCGGTGATGCGTTCGCCGATCAGCGTGTTCATGTAGGTGAATGCGCCGGCTCCGAAGCCGGCTTCACCCTTGCCGTTCACGAGCAGGCAGTCCAGTTCACTGCAGGTGATGATGCCCAGGCGGAGGTCCAGCCAGGCCTGAGTGCCTTGCTCAACGTCACTGACTATCTGCATTTGCGGCCTCCGCGGCCTTGATGGCCTTGTTCAGCTGCGCAACCAGCAAGTCGTGGCGACCCTTCGGCACGCATTCGGCTGTTCCGTACTCACTGGTGAACCAGTCGCGGGTCTTCTGTGTGCAGCGATCGAGCAGGGCGGTGATGCCTGCCGCCTGCACGCTGGTGACGTTGGCGGTTGGCACAGCGGCGTGGCCGTCGTCGTCCTCGCCTCTGGTCGTGAGGTTGAGCAGGGCACTCATGACGTAGCGCTTGCCGTAGCTGGTGGACGATCCAACCGCCTGTACGGCGTTCTTGCTGCCGCTGGTGTCGAGCGGGAGCAGCATGGTGGTGCTCTCGCGGTGCCCGGCCCTGTGCATCAGGATGCCGGTGACGCTCAAGCCGCCGGGGGTGTTCTCGACCTTGAACGTGATCGCGAAGCCGTGGGCCTGCATGATCGGCTTGATGACATCGTTGATGTCTTCGAAGGTGGCGTAGTCGCTGCGCTTCTGTCCATTAACGACGATGGCGCCGCGCTCTGCGATGCTCGGGATGTCGCTCTGCATGGCTGCCATGGCGGCGTTGAACTCAGCCTCGGCATCACGGGCCTGCATTCGCTCGTGCATCGCCATGAGGCGCTCGAGCTTGTCGATGTCGCAGGTTGGGTCAGTGGCTGCTCGACTGATTACGGCGAGGATGCTGCTGTCTGCCTGGGCTGGCGCGGCCATCTGGCGGCGTTGCTCCGGCACAATGATCGTGCTGCTCATAATCAGTGCCTCAGTAGGAAATGGAGATGTTGGGGATCTTGCGCTCGGCGATCAGGGTGATTGCCTGCTTGGCGCATTCCTCGGTCATGCCGCCAGCGACGAAGGCGTCCAGGGCGGCGCGGTTGATGGTGCGGCGGTGTGCGACGTCGCGCTCTCGGGCTTCCTGCTGGCGCACGATCTCGGCGGCAGCTGCATCGGCCCGGCGGCGCTCATCCTGGCGTGCCAGCTCGGCCGCTTCCTCCTGGCGACGTGCAGCCTCTTGGCGCTCCCGCTCCATCTGCTGCTCAGTGGCAACGCGGTCGGCTTCGGCCTGAACCCTGGCGCGCTCGGCTTGCTCGGCCTGGAGTTTCAGTTCCAGCTCGCGGCGATCGGCGGCTGCCTTGGCTTCCATTTCGCGGCGCTGTGCGGCTTCGCGCTCGGCCTGGGCCTTCTGCTCAGCTTCGCGGCGGGCGCGCTCTTCTGCTTCACGGGCAATGCGCTCCTCGCGCTCCTTCTGCTCGCGAGCTGCAGTCTCGGCGCGCAGGCGCTCCAGCTCGACCTGCTCAGCCTCGTATTTCTCCTGCCTGGCCAGTGATGCGCGTAGCGACTCCAGCGTTTTGGCCTTGACCTGGTGCGCTTCTGCCTCGAACTCTTCGAAGTCTTCATCAATGACGATTGCTTCGGCGTTTTCGATCTTGAAGCGAATGCCCTCCGCAAACAGCGTTTCAACGTCCGCCAGATCGCGCAGCTGCTGGATGCGCGCTTGGTGGTGGTCGACGCGGGCATCCTCGGCAGCCTGCCAATCGTTCAGTGGCCGGCGAACCTCTTCCTGCCAGGCGTCCAGGGTGTCGCGCATCCGCTTGCGCTCGGCGTCGATCTTCTTCGGGATCTCCTTGAGCTCGGCAACCAGATCCTTGCCGACGTTGTCCAGCGCGGTCTTGGACCGGGCCACCTTGTAGGCGATTGAGGCGATAGCCTCGCGACCCTTGCGGGTGGACACGTCTGGCACGAAGGCGTCAATCTCGTCGCGGATCTTCTGCAGGTAAGGCTCCAGTCCGTTCGGTGCTTGGAACACCTGCAGGGCTGTTTCTTTCGGCGGCACAGCGGCCAGTTCGGTTTGTGCGGACATTAGAAAACCTCGCGCCAGGCCGGCGCCGTCAGTTGAAAGGGAAAATGCCAGGTCACCCAGGCACGGAGGTACGCTCCAGGCCCTGGCTGCGGTGGATGTTTGCGCGCTCTCGCCGCTTACGCTCCCGAAGGGGTACGGTTATCCCGAAGGGCCGCCGTGCTCGGCTACGTGATTCAGGAAGTGATGCTGCCGGCCAGGGCGCTGGCCAGCATGAAAAAGGCGCAGGCGAAGAGCATGGAGAAGGAGCCGCGCCAGAACGCCATGCGTCTGGCCTGCTGGCGGCTCACGTGTGGACCTCGTAGGCCAGGGTGCACATGCCGCAGAGATATGCCCGGCCCGACCATGCCGCCGGGTTCTCGATGTGGGCCATGCGCGCCTGATTCATGGCGTCCTCCAGGGTCAGGCCCTTGAACACCATCAGGATGCGGTCATCAGGCACGGCCTGGGCTACCTCGGCCACCTGCTCGTCAACGATCGACATGAAGATCGGCGTAGTCATGCAGCCTCCTTGCGCCGAACGGCAATACGCCGAATGCGCTCGCAGTAGTGTTTGAACTCGTTGGAGTCGATGGCCAGAAGAGAGAAGTAGGCGACCACCAGCGTTTCGGCCTTGGCGTCCTCCACCGGGCCAGAGCCCGGCAGAAGCATCGTTTCGATTGCGGCCTCGATGGCGCGAACCGCCACGCTGTGAGGATTCATTCCGCCTCCTCGGCCTGAGCCAGCACTCCTTCTTTGGCGAAGGGGGTGAGCAGCTGGCGGGCGATCTCTTCCAGCGCCGATTCAGGGTTGGCCACGCTTATGATCTCGTCGGCGGCCGCTGCTGCATCGCTGGTCACTTTGCAGCGCGCCGCCAGAACCAGGCGGCCCAATACAGAGTTGCTGATGCCGTTCAGGCCCAATTGGCCCATCACGAACTCATCCACCGCCTGGGCGAAGCGCTCGTAGGTGACGCCCTGCTTGGGGCGCATGCGGCGCTGAAACACGAAGTCGCGGCGCGCCATCAGCTCGGCGATACCGTCGTCGATCCAGCGCTCCTCCGCCGAGCTTTCACTCACCGCCGGCGGCATCCGGTCGTCGTACTCAAACTGTGCTGCTTGAAGTGCGCCCATGGTCGCCTCCTGGTGGCGGGTTACTCAGTGGGTGGGGTGAGGTGTGGCTGCCAGTGCGTCACGCGGTGCTCGAAACGCGAGCCATCCCCGTAGCGCCAGTCAATGCCGTTCCAGTAGAGGAAGCGGGCGCCATTGAAGGCGCTCTGCGCTTTGCGTGCTGGTGTGTAGGCGATTACCCAGGCCTTGCCGCCGCCCTTTGGCAGCTCGGGCAGCCTGTCGCTGCACTTGATCCAGCCGCTCATGCTGCCTCCGGGTACTTCTCGCCGCAGAACATGCAATAGCTGCCGATCATCGACAGGTCCTGCTTTACGGTCTTGAAGCCCCCGGCGCGCTTGGGCGCCTGGTACTCAACGTGCAGGTTGAGCTTGTTTTTCGTCTCCAGCGATTTGCCCAGGATCATTGCCATGCCCTGAAGCTCGACGGTGAGCGACTGAGCCCCATCGGGGAGCTGCGTGGCGATCTTTTCCTTGGCTTTGGCTTCAACTTCGGATGCGCAGTTGCACATGGGAATTTCCTCGTTATGACCGCATTGGCCAGGAGCCAGGCGCGGGTGACCAAACCCACCGTGAAAGGTGGCCTGGCGCCTGCCTAATGCGGTCGAAGTGAAGGGAAGGGGATGCGGGATGCATAGGTGGCCACTCTCCGGGGCAAACCGGGTGTCGGGACACCTCACCATGCGGCGAGACGCTACCCACGCTCACAATTCGCGGCGATCAACTCGCGTTCAGAGTGGCCACCGGTGCAGCCTGCGATGGGGAGCAGGGCATCGGGCAGTTAACGTCAGGCTGACGTGGCGCTGGTTGTTCAGTTGAAAGGCTTTCGGCAGTCGGCGCAGAACACCCGGCCAGTTCCGCTATGGCCCAGCTTCGTTTCGTGCTTGCAGCGCTGGCGCTGGGCTTGCAGTGCCAGCTCATAGGTGAGGAACCAATCACCTTTGGTGGCGACCTGTTCAGGACTGCCAATTGCGGCCTCTACCGGCTTGTTGGCGCTGTTGAGTATCCAGGCCATCGTCTTGCCCTCCAGGGCGGTTGATTTCCCGGCAGCCACTCGTGGGAATGGCTGCGAGTGAAATCGGTATTGCTGGGCTCCGTTACACGCCACGGTGGCCTGGGCGAGTTCTTAGTTGCTGCAGCCGCCACCGGTTCCCCGGCGTGGCCCGCTGTACCAGTGCATCAGCCCGTTCTGAGGACTACCCGGCAGGGAGCGTTGCAGCTCAACCCTCCATCCGCGCCGTAAGCGCCTGATTTCGAGCTGGCCAGTTCCAGAGCTGGCATGGGGATCGAATTTATTGCTCGCACTGTTCGCCTTTCAGCGATGCCCGCAAGGGGCTGCCCATGTAGGGGATCGATCCGCGAGGTTCCCATCAATGTGAAAGAGCGGTGAGGCTTGAGGGCCTCCCGAGGGGCTGTGTAGCGCCTCGATGGATGTAGTTAACCATCGGTATAGAAATCTCGTCAATACCGATGGTTAATTTATTTTTCGAAGGCGTGCGGTATGATCCGAAATACTGGATGCATATACAGTCGTTAAGGAGGTGTCATGGCCAAGCAAAATAAGACGGCGCCAACGCAGCAGCGCCAAGGAATGACCGCGATAGAGCGGCTGGGCTTGAGGGTGTCCAACATGATCAACCACCCCAAGGCGCAAGAGCAGCGCTGGGTGGCCGTTCATCGTCTAGACACGGATGGTGACGCTGAATGGGGGGAGATCATGCGCGTCCTGGGTGAAACGGACGGCCTAGAGATCACCGAGCTGGAGGAGGGCGGGGTGAGGATCGAGTGGGAGATGCCGAGCGAGCAAGATCGTGAGGTGGAGATTGAAGAGCTGGAGGTCTTGGAAGAAGAGGCGCCATTCTGAAACGAAAGAGCCCGCTCATGGCGGGCTCAGTCAGGCTTTCTTGGCGTTCCAGATCAGCAGGACCTTCGCGTGGATTGTGACGTCCTCGATCCTGGCCTGCTGGTCCTTGTGCTTCGGATTGTCCGAGATCAGCCAGAAGTGATCCTCGTCGAAGAACTGTAGGCGCTTGATGTAAAGGTGGCCGTGCCAGGTCAACACGTAGATGCCATCCCCGACGAACTCATTCACCCCTCGGTCAACGATCAGCGGGTCTTTGTCGTTGATCGTGCCTTCCATGCTCTGGCCCCAGCCGAAGATCATGGCCAGTGCAGACTGCGAGGTGTAGGTGACGCCTTTCTCGTGAAGCACGGACTCCTTTACGATTACATTCCTCATGACCTCGGTGTAGTCCGGAGGTACCTGGCCGTGGCCCATAGAGGCTCGGATGTCGTACTGGGGAATAAAGATCTCATCCTTCTTCACCTTGAGGCCCGAAAAGTCAGCCGATACGACGTTGCTCGGGCGCTCCTCGACCAGGGAATCAGCAACGGCTGCCGCTATCTTCTGCTGGGCATCCTCGTCCAGTTTCTTTCCCGCGTGCTGGCGCAGCATCGCCATCACCTTCTCCGCAGCACCCGCTTTGTGGTCGGCGTCGCCAGATGGTGCCATCCGTAGGTCGCGTATCTCATCAGCCAGCCTCGGGCTGAATTTCTCTACCGGTACGTCCAGCAGGCGCGCGAGCACCGCGGCGAATTTGGCGTTCAGCGGGTTGATCCCCTTGAAGTAGAGGTTTACTGCAGCGGGCGTCATCCCTGCCTCATCGGCGATTTTCTTCTGGCTGAGCTTGAGCTCGTTCTTGCGCGCCAAGAAAAGAGCGTGTGCCGCCTCACACTCAGCCAGGCGATCGGGGGGAAGGATTCGTTTCTTAGTCATGGCGCGAACATATACCAACGGTTAAAGAAAAGGCAGAAACCATCGGTATGGACAAAGAATCAACCGATGGTTAATATCTGGGCTATGAACAACCGAGGCCTGATCATGAATGCGACCCCCCTCGACAAATTTGTTGCTGAAAAAGGGCAGTCCGAAGCCGCCAGGCTTCTTCGTGTGACGGCCCCTGCAATTCACAAAGCGCTGACCGCGAAGCGAGTCATCAGCGTATTCGAGCTTCCAGACGGCGGCTTCGAGGCGATCGAACAGCGCCCGTTTCCATCGCAGAAGACTGCTGCATAACAACTTTTCAACCACAAGGAATCCCTGAATGCACCTGGACCCCGCGAACAAACGCAGCGAAGTAATCAAGTTGCGCTGGAAGCCTGAGGACATCAGGAAGCTGCGCATGGAGGCCCGAATGGCCGGCATGCAGCTGGCGACCTACGTACATGAGCTGGCCAACCTTGGTCGTCGACTGGGCGCTGCAGATCTGCTCCGAGAAATGAACGGCGCTGGCGAGCAGGATAAGACGGCCTGAAGCCCCTATGGAGGGCCTATGCCTGAAAACACCTTCGAATTGCTGCCAATCGAGGTGAAGGCTGAGGTTCGACAGCTGGCTGCCGACCTCGGCTGGAGCCTGGAGAGATCGACCGACGAATACCTGGAAATGAGTCGATCCCTAGCCATCCAGGAGCAACTGCGACAAGCAAGACACAAAGCCCCCGTGTTGGGGCTGGTAGGGCACAAAAAGGGCCTCGATGTTCCCTGATTGTGAAAAGACAGAGGCCCTCTTTCGGGCTTCTTACAGGCACAAAAAAGCCGGGATTGCGGCCCGGCTCTCTGCTTCACATAAAACTCTTGAGGTGAATTATGCATCTGCAGGAATCCAGTATACAAGCCCCCTCGAATCTCGCGCCACAAAACGCGAAGTTCGATTTCGTGGCACGCAATCAAATCGTCGCCATCGTCGACGGAGAGGCGGTGACCACCACCGGGACCATCGCTCACGAAACCGGTAATGAGCACGCCAGCGTGATTGCCTTGGTTCGCAAGTACCAGGCCGACTTCAGCGAATTCGGAGGGGTGCGATTCCAAATCGAACCCTTCGAGACTGCTGGCGGCATGCAATCCCGCGAGATCGCGCTGATGAACGAGCAGCAGGCGACCCTCCTGCTGACCTACATGCGTAACACGGCCATCGTCCGTGAGTTCAAGAAGCGCTTGGTGAAGGAGTTCTGGCGCCTGGCTAAATCCGGCCCGGCCCAGCCCGCCGACCTCAGCAAGCTGGAAATCCTCCAGATGGCGCTGGAGTCGGAGAAAGCCCGCGTCCTGCTCACCGTCCAGGTCGAGGCCCAGGCCAAGAAGATCGACCACCTGGAGAACCTGTTCAAGGAAGGCATGAGCCACGTCCAGTTCTGCAAGGGCCTCAATGGGGTCAACGTGATGCAGGTCGGCCACTTCCTTGAGGGCCGCAACTGGCTCTACAACGAGAGCAAGTCCGGTACCCGCTACCGCGTGGCTGCCTACGCCCGCGACAAGTACATGACAGAGCATCAGCACGGAGTCACCCCGCACGGGAAAGACCCGTTCATCAGCTACACGCCGAT